CGAAGGCTCTGATGCAGGGTTCGAAGGAGGAGAAGTTCGACCACCCGACGCAGAAGCCGATCGCGCTGTTCACGCGTCCGCTCGAGAACCACACGAAGAAGGGCGCGCTCGTGTACGAGCCGTTCGGAGGATCGGGGACGACGCTGGCGGCGGCAGAAGCCACCGGTCGACGCTGCCTGTGCGTCGAGCTCGATCCGAAGTTCGTCGACGTGATCATCGACAGGTGGCAGCGGATCTCAGGCGGGAAGGCGGTGCGGGAGTGAAGCGGATCTACGTGTGCAGTCCGTTCCGAGGGAAGACCGGGAGCGCGGTGGAGATCGACGCCAACGTCCAGCACGCACGCGAGGCGTGCAAGCTGGTCGTGGAGCAGGGAGACTGCCCGATCGCGCCGCACCTGCTCTTCACGCAGATCCTCGACGACGAGGTTCCGATCCAGAGGGAAGCCGGCATCCTGTGCGGCCTCGCGCTGCTGGCGACGTGCGACGAGCTCTACCTGTGGCCGCGCGTCGCCGGCGAGATCTCGAAGGGCATGGCCGCAGAGCTCGATGCCGCGAAGGCCATCGGCATACCTGTCGTCTCGCTCGTGCGCGCGTACCACCCCGGGACGGACAACGTCACGTGGATACAGATCCGAGTCTGAGCGATGCGAAGCCCTGGCACCGCCAGGACGGCGAGGGTGACAGCGCATTCGCGGCATTTCAGGTTTACCGCGACCTGCCGGGGCTCGATCGCGGTGGCAAGGAAGTGGCACAGAAGTGTCACCGAAGCCTGAGCCTGATCTTCCGGTGGATGCGGAAGTGGAGGTGGGCGGACCGCCTCCGAGCCTGGGAAGCCGAGCAGGACCGCGTCTACTGCGAGGAGCTCCGCGCGCAGCGACGCGAGGCTGCCAAGCGCCACGTGCAGCTCGGGCGCGCGCTCCAGGCGCTCGCCGCGCAGGGCGTGAACCGGCTCAACGCCGCCGCGCAGGACCCCGACCCGAAGAAGGGACCGGACTTGAAGGCGATCGCGTCCGCCATGCGCGTGGGCGTGATGCTGGAGCAGAACGCGCTCGCGATGCCCACGGACCGGACGGTCGTCCAGGTCGGCGACGCCGCGCCGTCGCGGGAGGAAGCCGTCGATGCCGAAGCGATCCTCAACGACCCCGAGCTCATCGAGCAGGCCGAGGAGCTCAACCGGCTCATCGAGGATCGACGCGGCAAGGCACGCGAGGGTGCTGTGGAAGCTGACCCCGGCGGCGCTCGCAGTGCGCGTCAGCGGGGGCCGGTGGCGCCGCGCCCCACACCTCGACTACGCGTCCGCGCGCGCAGCAGCGGCGATCGTACGCGGCGGGGGACGCCTCATCGTGGCGATGCCCCCCCGCCACGGGAAGAGTGAGCTCTTCTCGCACTGGCTCCCGACGTGGTTCCTGACAAGATGGCCGACGCGCCGGGTGATGGAGGCGTGCTACGAGGCCGACTTCGCGGCGTCGTGGGGCCGGAAGGTCCGCAACACGATCGGCGAGAACGGCGCGACGCTCGGGCTGCGCCTGGCGGCTGACAGCGCCGCCGCGAGCCGGTGGGAGCTCACAGCGGGCGGCGGCATGGTCACGGCCGGCGTCGGCGGCCCGTTCACGGGCAAGGGCGGCGACCTCCTCCTCGTCGACGACCCGATCAAGAACGCCGAGGAGGCGTCGAGCGAGGTCTACCGCGACAAGCTGTGGGACTGGTGGAAGAGCACCGCGTACACGCGCCTCGAGCCGGGCGGGACGGTGATCGTCGTCATGACGCGATGGCATGAAGACGACCTCGTCGGGCGGCTGCTCCGCGACCAGGAGGAGCGCTGGGAGGTGATCCGCTTCCCCGCGATCGCGGAGGAGGACGACGTGCTCGGGCGCCGGCCCGGCGACGCGCTCTGGCCCGCGCGCTACCCCGCATCCGTGCTGCGGCAGATCGAGAAGGACGTCGGGTCGTACTACTACGCCGGCATGTACGGCCAGCGGCCGGCGCCGCGCGAAGGCGGCATGCTCAAGCGGGAGTGGTTCGAGATCGTCCCGCGCGCGCCGCGGTTCGCGCTCCGCATCCGGGTGTGGGACCTGGCCGCGACCGAGAAGAAGAAGAAGAGCCAGGACCCGGACTGGACGGTCGGCGTGCTGCTCGCGTTCCTCGACGGCGTGCTCTACATCGAGCACATGGTCCGGCTCCGCGCGACGAGCAACGTCGTCGAGCGCGTGATCCACCAGACCGCGCAGGCGGACGGCCGCGAGGTCGTACAGTGGTTCCAGCAGGACCCCGGCCAGGCGGGCAAGGCGCAGATCGCGGCGCTCACGCGGCTGCTGTGGGGCTTCGCGGTCAAGAGCGAGCCGAAGACGGGCGACAAGGTGCTCTGGGCCGAGCCCCTCGCCGCGCAGGCCGGCCAGGGGAACGTGAAGATCGTCGCGGGCCCGTGGGTGACGCCCTTCCTCGACGAGGCGTGCGCCTTCCCGAACGGATCGCACGACGACATGGTTGACGCCACTTCGTGGGGGCTATCGCGCTTCGAGGGCGGCGGACGTAGACTCTGGGGCGCCGATGCGGAGCAGGAAGACGAGCGACGCGAGCCGGACCGGTGGCGAGGGCTCATGCCGAACCGCCCCGGCGCCGAAGAGACGGAAGACGACGAGGACGACGAGTTCGGAGACCAGTGATGCCGAAGGCGACGGTGAGCAGGACGCGCGTGGAGTCGGGCCGGCTCGAGGAGTGCGAGTGCTGCGGGCGGCAGCTGCGCGCGGGCGAGTCGGTCGTGCAGCTCAGCGACGGGCTCGTCTACGCTCTCGTGTGCCTCGACGACGCGCGGCAGGCTGACGACGAGCTGGTGAAGCGCACGGCGATGTGACGGCGGCGCGGAGCGGAGCGGCACCCCAGGAGACGCACCGTGGCCACCATCGGCAGCTTCCCGATCGACTTCAACCGCTCGCCGAACGCGCTCTACTACGACTACGCGCTCCAGGCCGCCTGGCTCGCCGGCTCGCAGTGGATCCCCGACCCGGACTACGCGCTCCACAACGACCCGGTCATCTACGAGAAGGCCAACCGCGACCCGGTCATCGGCCACGCCGTCGAGCAGCGGCTCCACGACGTCGCGGGCCGCGAGATCTTCGTCGTGCCGCGGTCGCAGCGCCCCGAGGACGTGCTCAAGGCGCAGATCCACAGCGAGATGCTCGAGGAGATCGGGCTCACGACGATGAGCACGTACCAGCTCGCGAAGTTCGCGTTCCAGGGCGCGGCGTACCAGTTCATGGAGGGACGCCGGCAGTGGGCGCCTCTCGGGAACAAGGCGCCCGAGCACTGGTGGATGCCGCGCCGCCTCCGCGACGTCGGGTGGCGCCGCATCCGGTACGCGACCGACTTCGAGGCCGAGCAGGACGCCGCCGGCGAGCCCACCGGGAAGAAGAAGCGCGCGGTCTGGATGGAGCTCTTCTCGATCGACGGGCAGCAGTTCAAGCGCGTGAACGACACGTCGCGCTTCGTGCGGGCGCTCTACGACGACGCCGAGGCCGGGCTCAACTACGGGCTCGGGATGATGGCGGCGCTGTCGCACTACTTCTACTTCAAGGAGCAGGTGCTCGCGTACGGCCTGCAGTGGCTCGAGCGCTGGGCGCTCGGCCTGGTCGTCGCGAAGATCGACGCGTCCGCCCCCGGCGCCGCGGACCTCAACAACAAGAAGACCCGCGACGCGTACCTGAACGTGCTCAAGGCGATGGCGTCGCGCCACCAGATCGCGATCGACAAGCGCGACGAGATCGAGGTCGTCCAGAACGGAGCCGACGGCTACCGCGCCGCGCTCGAGTTCGTCGAGTACTTCGACAACGCGATGGTGCGCCGCATCCTCTCCGCGCGCCTGACCACGGGCGGCGGCGCCGGCGAGGGCTCGCTGTCGCGCGCCGAGGTCGAGCAGGACTCGTCGCAGACGCTGATCGGGTACGA